ACCCTTTCTATTCGTTGTTAGTCGCAAGCCACAGTTCTGCTCAGGGGAGGGCAGGCTGGCTCTTGCTACCAGTCTTATACACTGCACGGGGCTGGTCGGTCCGTGTCAGGAATTTAGTATGTACCGCTTGTTGATATGCCTAGAGAACCTCTGGCTAAACCAGACTGTCCACTAAATTCGGCTATTTCTCTTTCAATTAAATTTTTACGTTTACGCTGTGCTGAAGCAAGTGTATTAAATACATCTTGCTCTGCTTCTGCCAAACCAAACCCTGGCATTGTTGTGCTATAAATCCCAGATAACTTTTCAGCCGTTGGTAATATATCAGCAATAGTTGCATAGCCACGCTGTGCTTCAACCTGAGTAACACCTTGTCTAGCCAACTGCTCAGATACAGCAACTCCAGGTTGTAGACCTTGTAGCCTGGCTGCTGCTCCAATTTCTGCTGCAGTCACTTGTGTTTGAATTTTAGGAAATTGCTGATTAGGGTCAAGAACATAAGCAACCAGGTCAGTATCTCCAATGCCATAATAATCACGTAATGTTCTGGCTATTGCTGGGTCTGCATTACGAACCCTCTGGACAGCAGTAACTACACGATTAGAAAGTTCTACTGGAGATACGTCATTAGAAATAAACTGGCTAACATAGTCATCAGTATCAAATTGATTAAGACCATATGCTCGTAAAGTCTGACGATAACCATCTTCTAAATTAAGATATTCAGCGGGAGTAAGAACCTGTAAACCTTTTTTAATACGGTCTTCATTTGCTTTAAATCTACGTTTATAATCTTCTGTTTCTTGCAAAGCCAGAGTAATTGTAGATTCAGTTGCTCCTTCTTGAGCAAGACGTTTAATTGTAGGAATAAGTCCTGTAAGATTGTATCGTGTAAATCTATCAGTAAGAATATTCATAATAGATTCACGTTGCATCTGTTGGTCTTTTTCGCGCTGCGCTTGAGCCTCAGCATATTGTTTTGCCAAAATATCAGCAGCACCCATACCGCCAGCAGCAGGAGTTCCTGGCAAAAATACATTACCAGCAGTATTGATGTTACCTGCAGCAGCCGTTGCTCTATTTAATGCATCCAAAGCAGCCTTTGCTGCTGCTGCTTTAGCAGCATCTGCTGCATCTTGCGCTGCTTTAAGAGCAGCCTCTAATCTAGCCCTTTCAGCGGCAGCATCTGCTGCTGCTTTAGCCGCTGCAGCCTCTGCATCCGCCCTTGCTTTTGCTGCTGCTGCTTCTGCTGCTTTTCTTGCTGCTTCAGAAGCATCTAACTCAGCCAAAATTCTTGCTTTTTCTTCGCCTTCACGGGCTAATTGAGCAAGACGTTCTGCTTCTGCAAGAGCAGCCTCTGCTTCTTTTGCGGAAGCGGCTGCTTGAGCATCATAATTAACTGAAGATACAGGTACTGGTCTATCTTTTTCTTCTCCCATACGAAATCTGCCAGGGTCAAAAGAAGGTACAGGTACTTGATTTCTTTCTTCTAAAAATTCTTCTACTGCTATCTTAGTAGGATTTCTTTTTATAGCCACTATACAAGCCCCATATCACTAAGTACTTTATAAGCAAGGTTATCCACAGTAGTTCTTGCATTGTTAGTAAGTTCCCATTCAGGGGTCATACGTAATTCTCTTTCAAATTGCCACAATGGTTTAACTGCTGGCTTGCCATCTTTATCTACATACTGTAAAGCAGCACGTAATCTAGGGTCATCATATGTTATAGAATCTGCATCTTTTTCAAGAACGCTAGCCATAGCACCTTTGTAAGCAGAAGCCAAAGAATCTACAGATATACCAGCCTTAATCTGGTCTGAATATCCAGGAAAAGCACTGGCTGCTAGATTACGAACTTCATCTTCAATATCTTCTGTAGTTGTAGTACCAAGAAATAAATCTTGTGATTTTTGCGCCCAGTATTTATCATCTAAATATTTACCTACACCAAATGAGTTAGCGTAGTTTTTAAGAGATGCAGTATCGCCTAATACCGCTCCGCCATACCCAGTTACTAAATTAGAACTAACTATAAGTTGTTTTAATTGGTCCTCTGACATACCAGAGTCATAGGCTTTAACTGCTAAACCTTCAAATAATTTAGCATCCATCTTAAGTCCTGAAGCCACAAGACTCTTACGAGTAGCCAACTGATACTTATCTAGTCCATCTGCGTAAACACCAGGCTGTGATGTTTTAGCCTGTATTCTGGCTCGAGCGGTAAAGTTATTGTTGCGGTAAAAATTACTTTGCAGAATAGCAGCCTGCATACCATCGTAATTACCCTGAAGGTATAACTGCCAAGCCTCTTCAAGTTTACTATCAATCCCTTTAAGGGCAAGAAGCATTTGTATTTGTTCAGTTATTTCAGGATTTGCAAGACCAGCATTTTTTGCTTGAGCAGCAAGTTGGGCTGCCGTTAGTACGCCTGGTTCAGCCATTACATACCACCACCCAATACTTTTTGAAGTTCATCCATAAAGCCAAATGCTTGACGGCGTTCATATTCAAGAGGATTTTCTGCTTTAAGTTTTTCTTGTAATTCTAAACCTTCGCGTTGTTGGTCAAAACCACCAGTAGTTCTTGTTTGAATTTCTCCGCCTACTTTTTCTCGTGTGGTTAATATTCCTTTTTTAATAATTTTATTAAGTTCTTTAAACTTACTTGCACGTTGTTCATCATTTGGTTTGCGCCCAATAGTTTCAATATAAATCTGGTCTATAAAAGCATTAAGTTCTGCTTCACCTATATCTTGAAAAGTACGGGTAGGAGTAAATCCGTCTCCTTCTCCCCCCTTACCTGTTCCAATTAATTTTAGTGAATACTCAAGAAAGTTTGGCGGCTCTTGACCAACACCAGTTGTGTTAAAAGCAACTGCTGCTTTAGAATACTCAGAAAGTAAACTTGCAAAACCAGCATTAAAATCATTTGTTAAAGTATTTTTTGTGTTATAAGTATCTTTGCTAATTGCTTTATTTTTATATAGTAATTCAAATACAGCATCAAGTTGACCAGTGCTTTTTAAGTCATCAAGTGCTGCTTTTTTTACTTTATCATAATTATCAGAAACTTCAACACCAGCAGAACCATAATAAAGATAAACTTTATTATTATTTTTTCCTGCTAAATATGTTTCGCCAGTATCTGGGTCAGTTACTATCTGTAAATTATTTTCTTCTATTACTTTAAGTAAAGGATTAGTCTCAGCAAATGGTCTAGAACTTAAAGGAACTGAACTTCCTTTACTTCCAGTATTTTCTATTTCGGTTACACCACTTTTCCATCTTTCGTAAGTAACAGTATTAACAGAAACTGTTTCTTCTTTTACAATTTTCCATTTTTTCTTTACATTATCCCAAACAAGAACGTTGTCTGTGCCAAAAAGTGTTTTTGCACGTTTAAGGTCTTCTTTGCTAGGCTCAGGTATTTTTACTATTTCAATTGCCATTTTATACCCTATACGTGTCTCGTGAGTAATAATCCAGAATGGTCTGGAACACTGCTCGGTTGGCTTCTTTGACTATTAAATCACCCTCAAGTAAATCTGCTATAAGTGCTTCAATTTCTGCTTTGCGTTGACGTTTTGTGTCAGCAAAATTACTTGTGTCTTTTAATCTTGGGTCTTGAGAAATCTGAATAAAGTTTCTTATTTGGCTAATAGCAATTGCTATTTTAGAGCGACTTGCTTCAGGAATATTAAATGAAGTATCTTGAACCATTTGCTCAAGCGCTTCAAACATTATTGTTTCACTAGCAATTTCAAATCCACCGCCAGTAATAACTGCATCTAAAAAAGGATTGGCTGCTTTCATATATTGTCTTTCAGCCGTAGCATTTGCAATAATAGCCCTTCTAGCGCTAGGGCTTACAGTCTTTTCTAAATCTTCTTTTTCTCTACGTGCAATATCATAGTAAGTACGCTTGTCTTGAGCAGTCATTACATCTAGATAGTATTTATCTAAATCTTTATTTTTAATAAAGTCTGCTGCTTCTAACCAAGCATATGACGAAGCATCAAAGTCTCCAGTTTTAGGAGCAAATATAAATGCTGCCTCTCCATATTTATCAACTAAAGACTTATTGTCTAAATACCAATTTTTCATTTCTTTAGTTTTTGCAATAAGAACATTTGTTTGTTTTTCATCACGAGATACTGTATAAACAATTCTTCCTGGATTTTGTCCGACAAAAGAAGCAACAGCCATATCGTAAGGATTCTGTACATCTCCGCCATACTTTTTGGTAATAGCATTAACATAATCAAAAAACTCAGCGCGAACACTGGTTATGCCAGCATTTTTTAGATAGCCAGGAACATCTTTACTTTCCTGTAAAGTTGGGGCAATAGGTGAGATTAAACCTAAAACAGAACGCATTACTAAAATGTTATGTGCAGATATTCTAATATTTCTTAGGTATTCATATTTTTCTTCTGCAGTAGCACTAGCGCTTGGAATATTGCCACGGGCTGCATTAAATGCAATTGCTTGCATAGCAGCCGTAGCCTCTTGTCTGTCTTTTTCACTCTTTGGCAGTAAAGCATAAAGCCGTTGTAATGGTCCTGGCACTACGGCTTTTACAAAATTCATATTTTCGCCTATGTTACCAAGGGCGTAATTATCTATTTCTTCAGCGGTCTTTTTAAAACCTGCAATGTTTAATATGTTTTTCATACCTAAAATGCTAAGAGCGGCAATAGGTCCAGATAAAGTGGGAACACCAGACTGGTCATCAAATGACGGGTTAGCCAGTTTTAACTTAAGAGTAAAATCATTAAATAATGGTTGTTTAAATCCAGTAGTTCCTGAAAATATTCTAGTCACAGACTCTACTGTTTTAAATATAGCATCATCCATTGGCATTACTAAGTACGGGTCACCGTTAGCATCCTCATATAAATCACCATAAGCATCAATACCTGTATGTGTTAACCTCATACGATAGAGAGCCCTTGGTGCTACATCCCTAAGTCTGTATACACGGCGCCAAAAATCTTCAGTAGCGCGATAAAAACGCCCAACATTTCTTACCGATATAGCAAAGTTAGTTCTTACATTTGGGTTATCCACAAATCTTAAAATTGTATCAGCAGCCTGAGATAAAGCGATTTCTGTATATTTTTTCTGAACTAAATCTACAACTTCATCTTTAATATCTTGTTCAAAAGTAACGCTAACTTTGCCACCAGCAGGACCACGCGAAGGTACTGGTAAATACAATTGTTTCTTTTTATACTTTATATCTGTAGGCTTTATATTGTTTGCTTTTAAATCATCAAGACGAGCCTTCATTAATTTATTTATTTCTTGATTTTCTAATTTTTTATAATTATCTCTGATTTTTATATAAGTAACCCATAATGCTGGCTGTCTTAATAAACCAGTTACTTGATTGTCCATTATGTTCATCATATTATTGCCATATTTTGCCCAAGCAGATTCAACATCAACAACACCTTCAACGTCTAAAAATTCAGTTGTTGTGTACATTCTTCCTTTAGGCTGAAATCCCTTAGTTGCATCTGCAAAATCATCAAAATCTATAGACTGTGCTGCCAAGTTCCATTTATCTTTTATTTTTCTACCCGAAGAAATCTCGTCTGCAACCAACCTATTATAACTTTTAGTTAATCTTTGAAGTAATGTATCGTTAAACTTGCCAGCACTTCCGTGAAACGCCGAATACATATCCAAAAGAATTCTATCTACTAAATCAGAGGCTATTTCTATATCGGTTATTCCACGTTGCCTTAATTCAGAAGTACGAACTATCGTACCTGTGCCAGAAGCAAACGCCACAGGGTCTTTAATTTTATGAGTTACTGTTATTCCAAGCCCTGTGCTTTGAGAAACCTTTGTAGTTCGATATATACCAAGAATTTCTAATAATTTATCTTTTGCTTTAATATAATCATCTTCTGTGCGTAAAGCATTATTGCTAAAAAATGCATCTACTGGTTGAAATCTTCGATAAATTTCAACAGGAATCATATTTCCAGAAGCATCTGGAATTAATTTTTCTCCACGGACAGCCTTGTCGTTACCGTAAAAATATCTTGAAAAATTTTCAAAATGAACAGCAGCAACTGCCCTACCATTAAAGGCTTTTGATTTTTCAAGGTCTTCTGTTTTGACAAGTACGCCTTTTCTACCAGAAGTTAAATTTGCGGCTTCAAGCATCTTATCAATATTGCTAGGAATTAATAAACTTTCGGCAACTTCTTCTCCGTATCGCCCACCAGCACTAGCCTTAGCAACTAAAGAGTTAGCCATTCCAGTAATAAATCCACTGCCGTGAATAGACGCTTGTAGTAATAAATCTCTATCTGCAGGAGAAAGATTATTGGGTATCATTCTTTCGGCATAAGTAACAATATTAGTAACTACATCAGCCTTAGAAACTGCTTCTTCAGAAATAACATTTTTATAAGCAATGTCTTTACGTATTTTGTGTCTTAAAGCCATTGGTATTGTGTCAGCAGTATTAGGTAAACCTAGTTTACGTCTACTTACTCCTATAAAACCTTCTGTTTGTCTAGAACCAGTAATTGCAGTTGCTAATTTTCCAAGGGCTCGTTTGCCTCCAAGAATTTTAGGAGCAAAAGCAGCAACAATATCCCTACCTGGAGCGGTAAGAAGATACATAATACCTTCATCAATTGTGCTTCGAATTCCTAATCGTGGAAACAAAGTAAGAATTGTCCAAGAATTTACAAAATTTGAAGAAAATTTTGATTGACCTGCGCCTTTAGCACTTGCTAAAATTAAATTAGTTTTACTTTTTGCCTCAAAACTTAACTGTGCTAACTCCATATAATTTAAACTTCCAATAGCACCAGCCTCTTGAAATGGATGAATTACTCCAGATGATTCATAAAAAATACCTTCAGGTAAAACTTTTACTCCAACGGTACCAATAACACCTTTAAACTGAGGTGGTACTTCAATGTTTTCTACAAGTCCTGCTCCTTTGCCCGAGCCAAAATGACTTGCTAATTCTTTTTCGATAATTTCTTTACCACGAGAGTGTCCATCTATTCCATACTTTTGCATAATTGCATAGTAAAGACTTCGTAGTACCTGTACTTGGTCAGCGGCATCAGCATTAATAAATTTAACAGTAAGAAAATCTGCTAAGTCACGAGGTAGTACTTGAAGTGCTGTATCTCTAAAATTATCAGCAGTATCTATAGCATCATCGCCGATTCTAATAGAACGACCCATTGGGTTTTTCTTAAAAAGTCTGCCTACTTTTTCTTTTAAAGAAAGACCTTCGTAAAATTTTTCTATTTCTTTTACTTTTGGACTTACAAAATTGTCGGCTTCATCGCCAAAAGTTGTTAAATTATCCCAAACATCTTTACCTTTTTTTTCAACAACAGAAGTTGCTAATGCTGGGTTTAACTGTGAATCAACAAAACGAGAAAATCCAAAATCTAAACGGCGTTGGTTTCTAGCAGTAGCAACACCTGTACGAAAAAATTGAACGCCGTCTACTTTCCCCGCAATAAGATTTAAAGTAGCATCAACATCAGTTTCAAAATATTTTACCGCTGATGCGCTATCAAAAATATTGTTTCTTTCTAAAAGCCTAATCCATTTTATATTAGCGTGTCCTGGAAATTCTGTGTATATTCTTCGAATTATTTTAGATTTTTCTGCTTCGCCTTTTGCTTTAGATAAGTCTAAAATTGCAGGACCTATTTCTTCGTCCCAATGTTTACGAAGTAAAGGAGACTCATTAAAAACTTTTGCAACTCCAACAGTTCCATATTCTGCAATACTTTTTGCCATTCTGTCGCCGATATTTATATCTGCCCAGCCTTTTCTGGCTAACATCGGAGCAATTTTTCCCATACCAAAAGTTAAATATGTTAATGGGTCAATAACAATTTGATACATAAAGTCAATAAATCCAGAAACATTTTTTGTTTGTGAACTAATATAATTAGGACTGTTCTTCATAGGCTTATTCATTATTCGCGCTATATCGCGCCCAGGTGAAACCTGTGCATACTTAACGGCATCTAAAACTTGCCTAAATGAATCATCGTTATTAAATGCTTTAGAAAATGAATCTAAAAATTCTTGAGTAATTTTTCCTTGAGATTCTACAATTTCTCCAGGTTTCATACCCATTAACAAACCTTTAGCAACATCTACATTTGTTTTACCAAAATCTTTTTCAGCCTGTTGCAAAGCGCCTTCGTCAAATACTTTACGACCATCCCAAGCATCAGTAAGTACATTTGTGCTAAATAAATTTTCACCTTGAGCAACTTGCCTGCCAACAAGGTAAGGTAAATTAATTGTTCTACCATAAGCACCAGCGGCTTTAAAAAATGCCAGTAAAGGAGAAGCCGCAAATTTTGCAGCACCTTTAGCAAAACCTGCCACCATATCGCCAATACCAGGCTCTGGTTGAGCATAAGAAGCATCAGGATATAAAAACTGAAGCATTTCTTTTACTTGTGGGTCTAATTTACTAAATTCATTACGAGCAATTTCAGTAGGTCTTTTAAGAAGATTTTTATTTAATTTTACGGTACGAGCAAACTGGTCTAATTGTGTAACTTGAGTTTGATTTAAATTAGCCTGTTGAGCAGCAGCATACATATTAGGACTAACATCGGCTATTGAGACGTTTACCTTATATGCCATTAGTATCCTTCATCAACAAGTCGTCTATAAACTAATTCCGAATCTCCACTAGGGTCAAACATTGATAGTGTTTTAAAAGTATCAACTAAAGAAACAGTCGGTCTAGCAGGCATTGGAGCCATTGCTTCAGACCCAGGACCTGCAGATGGAAAATCAATACCAGCAGTAACTGGTTCATCTTTACGTTGAGTAAATGCAGTAATAGGTATTACATCAGACTGAACTTCAGCCAATGGGTTAACATACATAGGCGCTTCGCCTTGTCGGTTATAAGTTTCTTGACCCTGACCATAAGGTAATCCAGAAATATAACGGGCTGGCTGTTTAGAAACATTTAGGTCCACTCTTTTAGACATAGGACCTATTCCTGAAACTTCTTCTCTAATAGCCACTAATCTTCATCCTCTTCATCTAAATATTTCTTTACTTCTTCTTCAGATGGTGCTCTATATGACACCCAACTTGGATAAGAAGATTTATCCATAACAAAACTTAATGCTATGTCAGTAGCAAAACCTGCTTTAATTAAAGACTTGTAATATTCATTAAGCCAAATGCAATACATTTCTAACGCTGTGTATTCTTCATTTTCTACAGTACGCGGTTTACGTGTGCGCTGTGGTTTTTTTTTCCGCGGTGCCATAGTTACCTCCGTATAGCAGTTCTTGCGCTGGCGTTTGCTTGTCCTCCAGAAGTTAGACTGGATAATAATGTTTGCAATGAAGGTGCTTGAGGAGCGCCTCCTACTGGCGCAACGGGAGCAGGGGACGTTTGCTCAACCTGAGGAGCACCAGCAGGAGGTAATTCTGGAGCAAAGACTTCTTCAACTGCGTCTTCGATTGGCACACCCTTCTGGCGTGATTTAATAACATCTGCGATTTTCTTAATGATTGTAGATGGGTCTGCGCCTTGGACAGCCATCTGCGGTATAGCCTGTGTGTAAGCCTGCAATGACTGCACTAATGACTTACGCATATTCTCTATCTCAATTTTTTCTTGTTCTTGTGTTACGTTAATACCAAATGGTAATTCACGCATAGCAAGGTCGGTAGAAATTAAACCGCCACCAAGGGCTTGCAACATAAAGATAAGACCTTGTGCTGGGTTAAGTCCTGCCAACATTCCATAACGGACATCGGCTGAGTAATCCTTTTTAATATCCTTGCTTGGCTTGTAAGTAATTTGATATGGGCTACCAGCATCTACGCCGCGAATAGTCTTTTCATAATCAAAAAACTTCTCATCAACTTCAAAGCAAACAGAAATAACATCTCGTAGCGCTGAAGCAAAAATAGCCTGAGCAGACTTGACCTGTGTGTCAAAGCCCCCCATAAGTGCCTGCACACCTTGTCCCGTAATAATGCTGGCATCAATATTTCCAGTACGTCCCTCTGGATAACGTGTTCCTGTTCTTAATTCTTGCTGTAGTAAAGCCTGTTCAGTAAATGCTCCAGGTGGAATATTTAAATCAACACGGCGTACACCAGCAGGGTTAGCGGTGCGGATAACAGCATCGCCACCCATTTCAAGTTCATTAACATCTGATGGTAAAACAATTGGTGCTTGCACGGATTTCTCCGCTGCTTCCATCGCAAGTAATGCGAACCTGTTGCGAAGCAACTGAATACCGAGCACGTCATCAAACTGACCACGCATCTCATTATCAATAGATGGTCTCTTAGCAACAACAACCATCATCTTGCCTAGAGGATTCTTGGCGGAAGATAGTAATAAATTATTGCGCTCAGGAACATAAAGCACAGATTGACTTTCATCGTAATAACGAACAATTTCAATTTGTGCTGTCATATCAGACTTGTACATTTCTTTGCCAAGTAAGATATTTGCGTACTCAGGGAACTGTGAAGCAACTTCGCCTACAGCCATATAGTAACGCTTTGCGAAGGCAATGCAGCGCCCATAGCGGTCAAACTCTGGGTAAGCGCCCACTGGGTTTTCTATGCGGATACGCGGCAGCCCTGCTTCTTCGTCCAATTCAATTATGAAAGGAACGAAACCAAATGTTATGTATACGTCTGCTCCTGTATACATTTGGACCTGTAGGTCCGAATGAGCAAAATAATTAGTAGCAATACGGGTGCGTGTATCTGCAAACCTACGAGCACGGTCATTCGCTTGATTCGCAGCGGAACAGTTGACCGAAGGCAGAGGCGCCATAACTTCAGATAGGTCTCTCGCCACAATATCAATAAAATTGGCAACGACATTAGCATCTACACCTTCAGGAAAAAAATCTGGATATACAGTTGCAATTTGTCCTTTACGCACAGCAAGAACATCTTGTTGGCGCGAATCGCGCTCTGCAGCACGTTGGCGTAAATTCTCAACACGTGCTGAGATTTGTTCTATTGACAGCATTTAGTTCCTATCCATATGTTTGTTGCCATTGCTCGGCAATCATTTCGTCAAGATTTACGCTATAGCGTTTTTGTGCTTGTGCTCTAGTAGCCCAACGATTATGGGCATACTTTTGCACTACAGAATTTTGTTGCATAAATTCACGGCATCTAAGTACACCAAACCACATAGCCATCACACAGTCAGTCTTACCTCTAGTCTCAGGCTTCCAAGTAAGTAGTTGTTGTACTAAAGCCTTAAGTCCCTCAGAACCTTCAGTAGAAGGGAGTTCGATAATACTGTTCTTTTGGTGTTTGCCATTGGCGACAGTTCCGAAGAGTGTTGACATAGATGCGACACCAAAGTTTGTGTCCCATTTGTTTTTTCCAGTGAAGTGAGCATTGAGGCGAACGCCATAAGTTGCCAGCCATTGCTGTAAATCTGTATCGAGGGCGTAGGCTTTTTGGTGGGCGTTGATTTCAACTCTGAGTTCTTGCGGTTTGTATCTTTGGACAAAGTCTTCTATTGCCTGCCTAATCTTCTGTGGACTTGGCTCTGCCATATTTAGGCAGTCCAATACATAAATCTTTCCATCCATCCTGTTGTAAGTCATAGCCACAAAAGCAGCGTGTCCTGCCATAGCAGGGTCAAAACCAACTACGGTATAACCTTCAACCTGTGTTGGATGTCCAGCAGCGCCAGGTCTTAACAGACCTCTCTTACGCATACCGTTGATAGAACCCTGAACCAACTCAGGTGGGAAAATAGAATCTTCAGTTATATCTTCTTGCTGATATACAAGAGCCCACGTAGACGGAGTAACTTCGCCTCTGCGCCGTGCAAGGGTCGGACCGTCCCATTTAGGATATAGTCCCTCCTCATCTGGGGTGTCCGCATCGCCATCCCAGGCAATATCCGATTTAGGCCAGAGCGTAGTCCAGTCTTTCGGCTTCTCAGCATACTGTAAAACAGCAGGCATACCCATATACGTAAATGGGCTTTTGCCGCTTGACCAATGCTTCGGGTCACGAAGTTCTTTATAAAAGTCATTTGCTGCAATTCGGGTCCCTACTACCAGTAACTTGCCATTCTTACCCAGACGGGTAATAACTTCTTTCTGTAGCCAATTAATCTGCTTTTCGTATTCGTGAGCATTGGCTGTGGTTATACAGTCATCAAGAATAATTAAATCAGCACGGGCACCATAGATTTGACCCCCCATACCGAGTGCCTGGATAGTCGGGTCTTTTTCAGATGAATCACGGGCATCGTTACCCAGATAGACGGTATCAACACGCCAGGTATCAGAGTCTTCTTTCCATCCCCCTTCTGGTCCAAAAGTTGTCTGCAACTTCAACCAGCGCGGGTGGCTTAACCTTTGCTTTATTGCGTACACGAATTCCCGTGCTTTGACTAACGTCTTAGAAACTACGATGATTCTAACATTGGGATTTAGCGCGATGCGGTAGGTAGAGTAATTCACCGTAATCACGGTGGACTTAGCGTGCTCAGGCGGCACGTTTACAAGGAGGCGATGTTTATCGCCAGGCTCGTAAATCATATTAGGGTGGAGCCAACTAGGGTCTTTACCCTCTAGTAGGTCAATCCAGTCCTGATGGTGAGGGAATACCCTCTGGTCTAAAAACATCTCAGAGAACTGTGGGAAAGATACATCCTCACGGGCTACCCCTAGCGCTTTTAGGGAGTTCTCTTTAGCGCTTTCTTTGGCGTCAGCCAAATCCTGAGCAAACTGTTTATCTCTGGAAATCCAAATACGGACAGTGTCTGGCTTTTTGCCTAACTGCTCCATAGCCCTATGTACAGGCATACCCTCAGATACCAAGGCTAAGACTTTAGCCTTGGCTTCAACCATAGCCTTTGTCCTAGGATTATTACTCTTCTGAAAAGTCACAGTACTGTCCCATCTACATCCGTAAATACAGCCTGTCAGATACAGATAGAGATACAGTCTGTAACGCAAGCCCTCAAGGCTTGCTACTATCAGTGGGCACTTTGTGCCCCTATATACTATTAATCCGTTCAAACAGCCATTCCGAACGGTTTATAACAAAATTGTTATACAGATAACAGTCTAATCAGGACAAAATAGGACAGAACAGGGGCATAGGCTCTGTACGGAAAAATCTTTTTGGGTGTGTACTATATAACTCTCAGCCAGTATTAAACAGTCTGGGGTCATTGAGACCCCATCCTGTTTGCTGATAGCGTGGACAGTGCTGTCTGTAGAGCGCTGTCAGGGCTATCTATCTGGCTGACCTATCTGGTGCGCTGGCTAGGCTGCTCCGATAATCTGGCAGGCTGGCTAAAACTGCCCTTCTGATTATCTGTTTCAGCCTCAACCACTAGCCATCTGCGCCCTACAGTTATTGCTGGCTCACCTGCCAGAAACGCACAGGGCAGAGTTGCCCTGAGTTTCTGGAGCGGTGCTCGCCACTCAAGTTCTGCTTGAGTGCGCTGCTCCAGCGTAGGAGTCAAACTGCTGGAGCGCTGTGAGCATAGCCCTGGGAGGGTGAAACTTGCTCTAACCTCAGCATTTCTGTCGCCTGATTTCGCTGTCTTTGCGAAATCCTGAGACTGCCCGTCTAGGCGGTCAAGCCTGATTTCGGCGACCAGCCGCGTTCGGGCCGAAAATGATGGAGCACTTCGGTTTCACTTTCTGGAGCACCTGTTTCTGTCACAACAGGGGCCCGCCTGACAGATAGCCTAGCACACTTCGTGTGCTCTGGGCGGCTACTGTCAGGCACCCTGTTGTCTGACAGAAAGCAGGTAGAAAGTGAAACACGAAGTATCATTTTCGTCAGCCGAACTTGCTGGTCTTGAAATCAAGACCGCCAAGACAGGCAAGGATTACGCAAAGGGCGTAATCATTCTAAGAAATGATGAGGGCAAGTTTCAGGCTTCCCTCCCATTTCTATGCTTCACAGCAGCAGTTGGACACCTCCGCTCTTTGGAGCAGCAAGAGCACTCAATTGAACTTGTCGGTGGCGAGACACCAGAAACTACAGAGCAACGCCCTGTTGCTAATGTTTCTGGCTGGTTTCGCACCAGCAAAACTGATAAGGGCTGGACGACTAGTTTTATGGTTGAGTCTGTAAACTAGATAAAGAAGGGCTGGTGTTTTTGCCAGCCCTTTTTTATTATCTCCGCTGTAATGTCTAATGGCTGTCTGCGCTCCTACTATTATTCATCGGGCGTCTGCAAGCAGGTCCCGATAATTGCCTATCGGCAGCCTATCGGCTGCCTATCGTCACCATCGCCATAGGCAGCGCAGTCCTAGCCATTAGACATTGTGTTAGTGGCTCAGCCCTGACAGCGCCTATGACTTGACTGTTAGTCATAGGTTGATTTACAAGATATGACTCATCTGACCCTTTATGGGTCAATGAGTCAATGATAATTCTTGGGCGTTACACGAGTCTATTCGTTATTGTAGAACGAGCGCCCAAAAATACCACAGGCTGGCAGACAGGCCGTCAAGTGGTCGCTTCTGATAGCAGACGCAGGCTCGCACTTGACTGCCTTGCCAGCCTGTGGTGAGAGGAAAGCGCTCTCAAATGGAGAGTGTATATAAATAAAGGAGATAGAAATGTTTGAAGGTTGGTTTATTGTAGGTGCTAGATTATGTAAAGATTGTAAGGTAGATGTTGATGTAAAGAATGTAGGTATTGATTGTGAGGATTTAGGGAAAGAACATATATGGCACAATGATAGTTGGGAAGATATGTGCTGTGTATGTGGTAGAGATTATGAGATGGTGTGGAAATGAAAGTATATAAGAAAGGATTAGAACCTAAAGGATGTTTATATGTTGGTAGAGGTAGTGCTTGGGGTAATCCATTTAGGATAGGTATTGATGGAACAAGAGCAGAAGTTATTAATAAGTTTAGGACTTATGCTTTACAAAGATTAGTAAAAGAAAAGAATTGGTTAGTTCCATTGATAGGTAAAGATTTAGTATGTTATTGTGCGCCTTTGCCTTGTCACGGAGATGTAATTATAGAGTTGATAAATGATATACTGATTCGCACTACCCCGCACCAGGGTGACGGGGCAGTGCTCAATATGAAAGAAGGAGACTAAGATGCAAACAGTAGAAATATCTAATGGTATGTCTGTTATGAATGAATGTTATGACTGTATGTCTATCGCAGATTATGATGTTAAGTGCAGGGTTTGTGACGAGTCCGATGAGGCTAGGATAGATGAGTTAGCCTGGAACCACAGGGCTAATGAGCGTCTATCTGAAGGTGATGTTATTACTGACTTGGCTACACCACCTAGTGCTAGTGACTGGGTAGGCAGCCATACTAGAACCAGTGATGGTCGTATTAGAGATGAGTTTTCGCCTGTTACTTACAACCTGGCAGACAGATGTCCAGGTAGTTACTTTCTAGGTAAGCATCTCTTTGATTTAGATGATGATGAACAGCGTTCGGTCATCCATTTTTATGAAATGGTGTGTCCGAGTTGTAATCTTGTATGGCCCAAGAGAACGGGTTGTCAAGAATGCAAATAAAAAAATGGTTAAGACGCGGTGCCCGCCCGACAAGCGAGGCGGGACACCGCTCCACAAATAATATAAAGGAGACTAAAATGGATAACAAAGTACAAGTAACAGGTTATATCAAAAATGTTCAGGAGCGAGGCTCTGGCAACTATAAAGTTATAACTGCAAATCTAAGCCAGCGTAATGAGGAAGGCAAGTGTGTCTTTACAATGCCGTTGGTATTTACAAACAGCACGAGCAAGAGTGTTCTAGGTAATATCAGTTGGAACGAAGGAACATCAGAAGTCGTTAATCTAATTGGTAAATTAGTGACACGCTTTGACCGCCGTCCTGGCATTGATAACTCAGAGCGCCGTGCGCCCTATACACAGATTGAAGTTGAATCTGTAAGTTAATAACTGTAGGCAGGGCTGGTAATACCTGCACCAGCCCTGCCTCTAATAAAGGAGACTAATATGATGACCGTATATGCAACTCGTAGATGTCCAGTATGTTATAAGACTGGAACTATTATGGTAGATGAACAAGAATTGCTACACTATCTGCGTGGCAATTATGTTCAGGATTCTTTCAAGACTATGCCAGCACCACTGCGTGAACAGATAATTACTGGCACGCATCCTGAATGCTGGCAACAAATGTTCGGAACAGAACTAGAGGAGACTATTAATGACTAACCTAGAAGCAGAATGTTTCAAGTGTGGCGCTGCTATATGGGTGCCAAACTATGAGTATGTATCTGATAGAAACTTTTGTTACCCGTGCGCTAGTAGTTATATGGGGCACACAAGAGGCGTCAGCCTTGAAGAATTAGATAAGTTACGCACAGATACGGA